ATGCTGTCAAATCCGATTTACTGAAGGATCAGCACCCGAGCATGCCTATCACAGTTGATAGACGCTCTAGCAAATCTTTCGGTGGTAAGTAGGAGTTTTTTAACAAATACTAATCAACGAATTAAATTAACCGTCACTGGAGGTCCTTCGGGACAGGTGACACACGGAGGAAACAACTATGGCAAATCAAGATGCCGCTTTCGGTCTTAGACCGTTAAAGACGGTTGGTCAGCAAGATGATTCCACTGGAATGAGTTCTCATAAGATATTACCTGGCGATGCCAGTGTTCTATATCAAGGCACCCTAGCAATAGGTGTAGCGACTGGATATGTAGACACAGCAGCAGCTGGTGATACTACAAATATTGGAGCTTTCTGGGGAACGTTTTATGTTGATCCAACTACCTTAAAACCTACGTTTAAAAACTACTATCCTGGCTCGATTACACCACCTTCAAGTGGTGCGATTGAAGCTTTCGTTTACGACAGTCCAATGCAAATGTTTGAAATTCAATCAGACAACTCAAGTGCATCAGCTCAAACTGATGTTTACATGTGTGCGGATATAGCTGGTACAGGTGGATCTACTTTAAACGGGGTTTCCAGCACGGAATTAGGAGATGGTACTCTTAATGCTTCTGCTGCACAACTAAAAATCATAGGCGTATCTCGTGACCCGAAAAATAATGATCTAACTGCCGCTAATGTAAATTGGCGTGTGATGATCGATCAGCATTTATTCGGTAACAACTACGATGGAATATAAGGAGGATAAATTATGGCTATATCACGACAACAACTCGTAAAAGAGCTTGAGCCAGGTTTAAACGCCTTGTTCGGCCTAGAGTACAAACGATACGACCAGGAGCATAAAGAAATTTATACTACTGAGTCTTCTGACAGAGCTTTTGAAGAAGAAGTAATGTTATCTGGCTTTGCGAATGCATATGTTAAACCGGAAGGTTCAGCTGTTGCATACGACAACGCACAAGAAACATTCACTGCAAGATATACTAATGAAACAGTAGCTCTTGCATTTGCTTTAACTGAAGAAGCAATGGAAGATAACCTGTATGACAGACTTTCGTCTCGTTATACAAAAGCACTAGCGAGATCTATGTCTAATGCGAAACAGATCAAAGCTGCTAATCCCCTAAATCAAGGGTTGCCTACTACAGACAACTATGATTCTGGTGATGCAGTATCTTTGTTCAATACACAGCATCCGACAATCGCTGGGACTTTTTCAAACACGTTAACTACACAGGCAGACCTTAACGAAACATCGTTAGAGCAAGCAATGATCGACATTGCGGCTTTGACTGATGAGAGAGGTCTTAAAATCGCAGCTAGAGGAATGAAAATGATTATTCCTTCTGAAAACCAATTCAACGCGGAGAGATTGTTAAAATCTCAAGGTAGAGTTGGTACAGCTGATAACGATATCAACGCTCTTAAGAATATGGGAATGGTCCCTGAAGGATATAGAGTAAATCACTATCTAACAGATACTGATTCTTGGTATATTATCACTGACGTGCCAAATGGTATGAAGTACTTTGAAAGATTACCGGTCCAAACTAAAATGGAAGGTGACTTTTCAACAGGAAACGTAAGATACAAAGCTAGAGAAAGATACTCGTTTGGAGTATCAGACCCTAGAGGTATCTACGGTGTTGAAGGTGCTTAATAACTAACAAACTAAGGGGCCGCCTTAAAACGGCCCCTTTTTATTTATAAGGGTGAATATATGAGAAAATTCCTAGTACATATTAATGCGTATCAATATCAAGCTAAATTTGAAGTTTTAGCTGAGGATAATGTTGAATCTATTGAAAATTCAATAGTTGACAAACTAGGAGATAAGAGTATAAAATGGGAGTCTCTTGGAGAAATGATGGATCCCAAGATAAAACGGATAACCTATGAGGAGGTTATAGATGTTACACGACCTGTACACTACGAAAAGGTCCTTGGAGTTGAGGTGGCAACTGGAGTATGAGCAAAGTGGTAAATATACTCTGGATATGGTCCGAATTGATGACAAAATTAAAGAAGTCATTACTGAGATCAAACTCGAAGAATCAAAGATTGCAGATAGAGAAAATGCAATTCGAAATGCTGCCCCCGAAGTTTCTGTGGCTACTTAAATAAACGCCACATCGCTGAAATCGTATATTTCTATTAGGATCTCTTGCACTCCATTTAAATCTATTATATAAATCAATCACTATACAATTAAAATCAGAACATAGACGCGTATAGTCGACGGCCTAGAGACTATGTTCATAAATCTAGGAGGATTTAATTATGGCTACAACTACATTTTCGGGACCGATAAAAGCGGGAACGATAAATAATACGACTGGAACTACTGTTGGTACAAATGTGGCAAACACAGGTTTTGTATTGATGGCACAATCAGCTAACATTGTTTTTGAAGCTGATGGCACTACAACTGACATTGCAACATTACCAGCCAATAGTCAGATTTTCCAAATCACTTTAGATATTACCACTGCGTTCGATGCAGGTACTACTAATACGATTGATTTTGGAGATGGAACTACAGCTGATCAATATGCTGATGCTTTAGCAGCAGGAGCGCAAGCTAGAGTTTTAGCAACTTCTGATGTTTCCCAGATTGGAAACTTAATTGATATAGGTACTTCTGACATTACTGTCACAGCTACATATAATCAAAGTGGAAGTGCAGCTACAGCTGGTGCGGCTACAGCTACTGTTTTGTATTTACAAAATAGAAACTTAAGCTAATAAATAATTAAAGTGCTCCTTCGGGAGCACTTTTAATAGGAGAAAATATGTCAAGTTTTACAAGTGACCAGACAACCATCAACATGACTACTGTAGGTAGCAATACTCTTGCACGAACAGGTAGATGTAGAATTACATCTATTCAAGCGGAAGGAATTGCAGCTTCTACTATGGTTTTTTATGATTCTACAAGTACAGGATCACCTGGAACTGCGGTAGCTACGTATAATTATAATACAGAAGGGATGCAACTTTTCATTCCCGGTTCTGGTATTTTATGTAAAGATGGTATTGTTTATAACTTAACGGGAGCTGGTGGAAGCGTTACAATAACGATCACTGGCGCGTAGGAGTTTAAATGGCTAATACTACATCCGGAACAGCGACGTTCGGGAAAACGTTCGCAGTTGACGACATCATAGAAGAAGCTTTTGAAAGATGTGGTATTCGAGGAGTTGCTGGTTACCAGTTAAAAACTGCCAGACGCTCTTTAAATATTATGTTTCAAGAGTGGGCCAACAGAGGAATTCATCTTTGGCAAATTGGAGATGGATACTTAACTCTTGTTGATGGTACCAATGAATATATCGGTTACCGTGCAAGTGGAGATGGAACATCAACTTTATTAACAAGTGCCGGTGCAGCTTTATATGGTACAGACGATATTTTTGAAGCTTCATATAGAAGCAGTGCAGGTACAACTAGTCAATCAGATAGTCCTTTAACAAAAATTTCCAGATCCACATATTCAGCTTTATCTAATAAGTTAGCTAAAGGACAACCTTCTCAATATTGGGTTCAAAGATTCATAGATAAAATTACAGTCACTTTATATACCACTCCAGGCTCAAGCCAAGCGGGCGATAGAGTTCAATTTTATTACATGAGTAGAATAGAGGATGCGGGTGCTTATACAAATGCAGCTGATGTTCCTTATTATTATATTCCTGCAATGTGTGCAGGTTTAGCATACTACGTTAGTATGAAATACAATCCGGAAAGAACACAAAATTTAAAATTACTTTACGAAGATGAATTATTAAGAGCGGAGGCAGCGGATGGGTCTAGTAACAGTACATATGTTACACCTAAGACTTACTACCCAAGTATTTAATTATGGCAAGATACGCACAAGGAAAATTTGCATTAGCAGTATCAGATATTAGTGGACAATCTTTTCCATGGAATGAAATGGTTACACAATGGAATGGGTTATTTGTACATTATTCTGAGTTTGAATCCAAACAACCACAATTAGATCCTAAGCCAAGTGCTGCTGATCCAACAGCTTTACCTAAAACAAGACCACAACAACCCCCTGCGGATGCTTTAAGATTTTTAGATTTTAATCCTTTAATAACTTATGCAGCTGCTTCAGGAATTATAAATGTAAATGAACTGGATCATCAAAGAACTTATAGTGCAACAGTTAGATTTAGAGGACCACCAACTACTTCTCCCGGTACAGGTACGCCCGACTCCATAGGAGATGACGGCCCTGTTGCAGGAAATCCTGTTGTTGCTTTTGCAAGCATTGCAAATATAGATGGAATTTCTGGATCTACAATTTGTCAAGCTGCAGGTTGGACAATGTATCCGGGAAAATATACGGGTACAACTACAACCTTAAATGGCACAATTGATTCTTCAACAACAACTGTTGTATTAACAAGTGGAACAAGTTTTACAGGTGTTTCAACAGCACCCTACGAACCAACAAGTACAAATCCCACAGGTACACCAACTTATGGAATTTTAGTTGATAGTGAAATTATCAGTTATACTGGAGTTAGTACTCATACTTTAACAGGCGTAACGCGTGGAGCATTTGGTTCTACAGCTGCGTCACATACAACCGGTGCTACAATTAGATTATTAAAGACACCGGCTAATTGGTATCATTTTAATAGTGGCGGAACAGCTACGACTGGTGATATAAAAGGTGGGGGATGGAACTTATCTTCTGGACCCGCAAC